GAAAAATCCAAAAGTTCCTAGTGGCTTCTATAGCACTTATTTATAACTTTCTATTTATTGGAGATAGAAAAATATTGGATATGAAACTGATTAGAATAAACAAAGAAATTGATTGTATTCTTAATGAGTTTGTTTTAAATAACACATCATTCAAGAATTTTGATGCGGAATGCATTATTCCAAAAACTGTTGCTTCTCGAAAAATGTTTGAAACCTTTAACAAAATAAATCCACCATTAGTATTTAAAGTTTATCGTAGATATATCTCAGAGAATTTAGGTAAGCCTGTAAACTTTAATCCTAAATTTACTTTGCAAGATATGAAGTTAAACGATGCTAATGCATTAGCAAAATTTAATGTTGAAAACTTTTCTTGGAAATCTTTAAATCTAAGATATTTAGTTGAAGCAGCTTATGATGCTTTTAAAGAGCTGGATTTTCATAATTGTGAAATTCAAAGTTTAAGTGTTAACCAAGCAATAAATGAACTTCCTTCAACTACTGCTTCCAGTTATCCATATTATACTAAGAAATCTAACAATTTAACCGTTGAATTAGTATCTAAAGATGTTAATTCATATTTAAAGGATTTGGATCTTAGCAAATTATTTTGCAATCCAGTTACTTTTTATCATCGATATACGGCTAAAATATCCGAAGATTTACTAAATACAAAAAGCAAAACTCGTTTAGTGTGGGGATACCCATTTATGCTTTCTATTCTAGAGAAAATGTATTTTGGGCGCTTTTATGAACGTTTTGAACTAAATAAGAATAGTTCACATTATACTTTTACTGGTATAGGTAAAACTAAACTACAAGTTTCAGAACATATTATTAAGAAGTTTAGAGTTGAAAACCCAGGTAATTATTGCTTAGACTTTTCTTCATTTGATCAAAATGTCCCAAGCTATTTTTATCCTTTATTCTTCTCATTAATTAAATGTTGTACAAATTTAGGAGAATTCGATTTAAAAGTAATAGAACATCTTCTTCTTTATAATTTATATACTCCTTACTGTTTCGACTCTTTGGAAGTAAAATTTAAGAGAAAAGGTGTATCTTCTGGTTCTTATCTAACTAATCTTTTTGACACATTCGTTAATAGAACAATATTTAATTATGCTGTTTTAGAAAAATTTAAAGGTTCCAAACGTTTAGGAGATAAAGGTTCCTTTTCAGGCGATGATGGAATAATTTCTTCTGAATTCTTTACTTTTAACTATCTTATTTCAGTTGTTAAAAGATTTGGTTTATCTTTAAATTTTGAGAAATGTTTTACTTCTAATCCTAGAAGTATGATCGAATATTTAGGGTTCTTCTGGAATATTAACAATGAACCTACACAAACCGATCAATGGTTGATCTCACACTTATGTATGCCTGGTAGATTTTATAGAGATGTCGACTTCCCTATACCTTACTTCCAAACATATAGAGCAATCTCTCTTTGTAGTAATATTAAAGATGGTCTAAATAGGTTCAATGCATTATGTGGTAACAAAGATATTATTTGGCAA